GCTGATAAGTTCCCCGAGGGCCCGCCGGCACACGTCAACTGCCGGTGCAGCACGACGCTGAGGTTGGTCCAATGATTACCATAGAGGTGCGGGGCCTTGATGCTTTGGAGCGCAAACTGAAGCGCCCTTTGACGCCAGAGCTGCGAGGCTTCACGCAGGCTGTGGGTGAGATGATTCGGTCGGAGCTGGCGCCGTATCCGCCTGCTAGCGAGGCCAATGTGCCAAACGACCGTGGCCGCTGGTACGAGCGGGGGTTCGGGCCACGTTGGTTCCGCAAGGACGGTTCTGTCGGCGGGCGCAAGACTTCCGAGATGCTGAACCGCCAGTGGGGCGGTGTGCGGCATGGTAGAATTGGGTATCGGATATTCAACCGCGCCAGCTACGCACAGTGGGTGCATAGCCACGAGATGCAAAACTGGTGGCATCGGGTGCGCGGCTGGATGACCGACCGGAAGGCAGTGGACATAGTGGCCCGCCGAGGCGACATTGAGCGGGCGTGGGCGCAGATGTTGCGCAGGTGGTGGCGGTGATGCAGCGCATTTGGTTCTGGTTGTTGTATAATATCTTTGGATATGGTTCTGTAGTAAGAGAACGCCTGGCGTATTATGTCGAGGGATTGAGATGCCATACCTAATTGTGAAGCGAGACGATGAGTATTGTGTCTATAGGCAAGGCGCTGATGGCAAGCCGCAGGGCGAAACGCTGGGATGTCATCCCACGCGCGACGAAGCACAGGAGCAGATGGCGGCACTTTACGCGAACGAACCCGAGGCTCAGAAGGCCGCCGTGCGCAAGAAAGAGGCTGACGGGCTGCATCCGGCCAGCCATTACCTCGTGGTAGAGGACCCTGAAAAGCCGAGCACCTGGCACCTGCGGGTTCGCGATGTTCAGGGCAACCTCGATCATCGGCTCATGGGCGCTGCATGGGCGGCGTTGCATCAGGGCTATCGGGGCAACCGCTACGAGGGCCCTAACAAGCGCGAGGCGATAGCGAAGCTCAAGCGGTTGTATGAGCAAGAAGACCTGGAGCTGCCGTCGGAGAAGGCCCTGTCCGTGAAGGCAGTTGCGGAGTGGGAGCTGGAGGTCCTTGGCAACCCATACTTTGGCCCGAACGATGGCAAGGATGTCCAGGGCGAGTACTTCGCCCCCGACACTAATTTCCACGAGGACAAGTTCGGGCTGCCGCCGGTGGTCTACTATCATGGGTGGGATGAGTATGGTAGGCCGGCGGGCCAACCCGTTTACATCGGGCGAACGGTGAAGCGTGAGCGGCGCCCTGACGGCGTCTGGTATCGGGTGATTTTGGACAAGGCGAACGAGTATGCCAGGCGTGTCTGGGAAGCTGCGAAGCGTGGTATAGCGCGTGCCAGCACCGGCTCGGTGCGGCATCTGGTGAGGACAGACCCAGACGGTCATATTCGCGAATGGCCGGTGGCAGAGTTGTCTCTGTTCGATGCCGAGGGCAACAGGCGACCGGCTAACGCGTATGCGGTTGCAATTCCAGTGATGAAAGCGATCTATGCAGCAGCGGGTATGCCGCTGCCGGACATAGCTGAGCCAGAGGCGACGGTGGCCGACGGGCATAGCACCGTGGCGGCTCAGGATGGTAGTTCGGGTAGACATTGAGGGTATTGAGATGGACGAAAAACAATTGCAAGAAATGGTGGCGAAAGCTGCTGCCGAGGCGGTCAAGGCGCAGCTCGAAGCCGAGAAGAAACGCGCTGAGGAAGAGCGTAAGGCCAAAGAGGCCGAGGAAGAGCGGATCAAGGCCGAAGTCGAAGCCCGCCTCAAAGCGGAGCGCGAGGAAGCGGCCAAGAGCCGTCGACTCCCAGGCGGAGCGCCTTACGTGACCAAGTTCAATGACCGCAAGTATGACAACTTGGACGCCGACGACATGGCGATGCTGTATGCGATCCTCGATGCCCCCACTAAGGACGGCATCAAGGCGACCCATACCCGCGACGGCAGGCCGAAGATCGAGAACCGCGAGCTGTTGCTCAAAAGTCTGGCTATGAAAATGGCCGAGGCCGAGAGCAAGGGCGATGAGGCGGCACATCTTGGTCTCAAAGCCTTAGGGCTCAAGTCCGACGAGATCATGCAACAGGACTTGTCCAGCTACGGTGACGAATGGGTAGGTGTGCAATACAGCACCCGTCTCTGGGAAGCCATTCGGCAACGATCGTTCGTTGTCAATATGCTGCCATCGATCGAAGTGCCGTCCGGCTACGAGAGTGTCGTGATCCCGCTGGAATCCGGCGACCCGACCTTCTACAAGGTGAGCGAGGCGGCTGATACGGCTACGAGTGGTTGGCCGAACGCAACCATTACCAGTTCCCAGATGGGAACGGCCAGCCAGACGCTGAGCCTTGGGAAGATGGGCGCCAGGGTGCTCTGGTCGGGCGAGCTGGACGAAGACTCGTTGATCCCGTTTGTGCGCCAGCTTCGTACTCAGTTGGAGAAGGCTGGCGCCGAGCAGATGGAACACGCGATCATCGACGGCGATACCGACACCAGTGCTACGACCAATATCAACGACATCGCTGGCACGCCTGGTGGAACCGAGCTGTTCCTGATTTGCGACGGATTCCGGAAGCTCCCGCTCATCACAAACACGGCTAATGCTGTGAGCATCGGCACTTTGACTGCCGAGGATTTCCTGGCCGTCACGAAGTTGATGGGCGCGGCCGGCAAAAATGCGTCACAGCTTGACCAGGTCGGCTTCATAATCGACCCATGGACGCACTACAAGGCGCTGGAGCTCGAAGAGGTCAAGACACGAGACGTATTCGTGGCGCCGACGATCGAGAACGGCGTCTTGACCAGTATCTACGGGCATCGGATACACGTCAGTTACTTCATCAACTATGCCGGTGTCTTGCTGGGCACGGTTACGACCGACGCTTACAAGTACTTGGCCAACACCGCTGGCAAGGTCGACCAGGACACTGAGGCCAACAACACGACCGGAACCATCTTAGCTGTGCGTTGGGATCAGTGGATGCTTGGCTGGAAGCGACGCATGACGGTCGAGACGACTCGTATCGCTCGCGCCGACACAACCGAGATCGTGGCCCTTGCACGCTGGGGCCTGGTCTATCGCGACACCGAGGCTTCGGCCATCGGGTACAATGTGACGGTATAGAGACACTAATCGGCAGACCCCAGGGCTGGCTCTCCGGCCCTGGGAGAGGCCACATAGGAGAGAATTAGAATGGCACAGAAAACCTACATAGTGCGTAAGGGTGGCGAGGCTGAGCTCGCGCGTATCGACTTCTCGAACGCAAGCGTGGAGTCGAGCTACACGGGCGGCGGGATAATCAAAGCTGGCACGTCGAGTGCGCGGGTAACTGCTGACGTGGCGAACATGAAGTTCGTGTCACTGTATTTCGACAATGGGGCCACGTCCGGCGACAACCGTGGCATCTACAACCGGCTCTACCTGACCGGTGCGGGCGGTGGTGGCGAGTCGTTGCGCACGTTCACGACAGTCGAGGACGTTGCCGCCGGCACGGCGCACGGCATCCACGCTTCACTGAACTTCGGTTCCAGTGGTAGCGTGACCGGCCTGGGTGTAGCCGGTCGGCATACACTGCACGTGCCGGATGCGGCGCTGAGTGGCGGCACCTACGCAGCGTTGCAGGCCCTGGGTGTAGCCGGTCGGCATACACTGCACGTGCCGGATGCGGCGCTGAGTGGCGGCACCTACGCAGCGTTGCAGGCCGAGGTCTATTCGGACGGATCAAGTTCGGACATCAGCGGCGCGACTGAGTATAGTTTCCTGCGCTTCGCTAACTCGGGCGATTCGACTGGTGTTGCCAACGTCGACGACAATGCCTTCCTGATGACGATTACCGGCGGCAGTATCGCAAGCGGCAATATGATGGCTGCCAAGAGCTCCGCGGCAGTGTCGCACACCATCAGGATCAAAGGCCCAGACGGCAACACGTACTACCTCATGGTTTCGGATACGCAGTAATGGCGAGCAGGCAAGTTTTAGAGGCACGGCTGAAGCAGTTGAGGGAAGGGCTGGCTGACCTTGAGGCGCAAATCTACCGCCAACAGGGAGCCATCCTAATCCTCGAACAGCTGCTCCAAGACGAAGAGTCCAGCGAAGAGGATACTAGCGATGAAGACAGCAGCGTGGGTGAATAAGACCGCGAGCGCTGCGGTTTTGTCGGGCGAGGGCAGTCTGTACAGCGTTGTACTGACCGCAGGTAGCGATGCTGCTACCGCCACCGTCTACGACAACACCGCGGGCAGCGGTACGGTCATCTGTAAACTAGGTGCGGCGACCGGTGAGACCGTCCAATGGAGCCCTGGCGTACGCCTGCCCGTCTCCACTGGAATCTACGTGGCTCTCAGCGGCACCGGACCCAGTTGCAGCATTGCATACTCGCCGTAGTAGAGGCATAGATGGCCTACACGACTACGGCTGACGTCAAAATCTATTTGGGCATCTCTGGCAGCGGCGACGATGATTTGATCGAGGTGCTCATAGACGCTGCCCAGGCTTACATCGACGCCGAAACGGGGCGCACATTTGAGGCGTCTTCAAACACATCGAAATACTTTGACTGTGCGCCCCCGTTCGTGGATGGCAGAACGCTGTACTTCGGCGAGTGGGAAGCGGCAAGTATCGACTCGGTGACTAATGGCGACGGCGACACGATAGACAGCAGCTATTACGTCACGCTGCCGAGGAACACGACACCGTACTATGGTATCAAGCTGCTGGCGAGTAGCGGTCTCAGTTGGACCTACATCGATGACCCCGAAAATGCTATCGAGGTGAGCGCCAAATGGGCCTACAGCGCGAGCCCTCCGGACGACATCGTACACGCGACCAAGGAGCTTGCTGCTTATCTCTACCGCCAGAAGGACGCTCAAGTGTTTGACACAACGGCGTTCCCTGAGGCTGGCGTGATCCAGGTACCCAAGGGTGTGCCGCTGACAGTCAGGCTAATCATCAGCCGTTATCGTAAGAAGTTCTGATGGCGACGTACACGAGCTTCATCACTAATCTTGCCAATCTTACGGTCACCGATGTTACGCGGAAGTTGACGTTGAACAACACGCCGCCGGCCAGCGTCGACACGGCCGACTTGCCGTTGCAGTTCGTCTTGCCGGTCGGCGGCACGGACAATGCAGCGATCACGTTCGCCGGCGGCGACTGGCCCGAGCATCGGGCGACGCTGGTGGTTCTGATCAATCCGGTAGCGCAGGACACTCCGGCCGCCAACTACGCTGACGCAGTAGACATGGTCGACAACCTCAACAGCGCGCTATTGGCGGCACACAAGGCGAACACGATCTGTGACGAGGGCATTAGTTGGGTGATTAGGGTAGTTAGCAGAGACATAGCTGGAATAGCGTACTGGGCGGTTGACGCGGAGGTTGTAAGTCATGGCGCAGGTGTATAGGCAGCTGACTCATCGGATACGGATACAACGTGGCCCTGGCAGACCAGATAAGGTCAGCGAGCGGCCGCGTGATGATGTAACTGGGCGCTTTCTGGACAGCGATGAAGAGCCGACATTGATCACGTTCGACGAAGACGATGATGTCGACATCCCGTGGTTGTTGAAGATCGGAGCGATAGTGCCGTGGGAGTCAGCGCCAGAGGAGTCGGAATTAGAGGAGCCAAACAATGGCGAAAGTGAGTAACGTCAACACTAGAGTATACCTCGATGAGTATGCACTGTCTGGCTTTATCAGCGAGATAAGCATGAACGTCGAGCAAGAGACTCCGGACGTCACATGTCTGTCCGACAGCGGCCCTCGGCGTATCCCGGCCAACTATACGCATTCGCACTCGTTCACTGGCTTCTTTGACGGCGATGATGACAGCGTCGACGAGATCATCCACAACCTGATTGCCGATAGCTCCGACCACTATTTACTGCAACTGTTCGGCGCCAATGCCGCCGGCAGTGTAGCGTATGAGTCTATAGTGAGGTTGGCCGGCAAGCCGATCGTCGGGCGTGGTGGAGAAGCGATCGGACTCAACGGCGATTTCGAGGGGAGTGGGCATCTCAGCCGTGGCCTGGTCATGCTCAACAAAACCGTAACCGGCACCGAGGATGGCACCGGATACAACCAAGGTGCGACCAGTGCGGGCACGGTGTACCAGGCGGTCTTCAGGGTAATCAGCGGTACGTTCAGCAGCATCACGCTCAAAATCCAGGAATCGAGCGACGATGGTAGCAGCGACGCCTACGCGGACATCAGTGGCATGAGTGCCACGTTGACTGCCGCAGGAGTATCACGTGTTACGACAACCGCCGCGACTGAGGCGTGGAAGCGAGCGACGGTGAGCGCATTTACTGGCACAGACGCTGTCGTGTTGGTGACGGCGGGAACAGTAGCAGGAACTTAGGAGAATAGCGATGGCGAAGAAACCAGCTAAAGACATCAACTTTTCGGTCAATTCAGTTGCGATCGAGGACGATGTCAACGATATAACGATGAATGTGACGCAGGAGACGCCCGAGGTCACGGCTCTGGGCGACACCGGGCCGCGGCGAGTCGTGGGCAATTACGACTACAACTGGTCGTTCTCTGGCGCCGCCGATTTTGCAAGCGGCCAGAGCGATGCGACTCTATTCGGGCTCCTCGGCAACTCCGGTGTGGCTGTAGCGTTCGATCCGACAGGCGCTGAGGCAAACACTGACGATCCGAACTACGACAGCACCAGTTCGGTGCTTGGCAGCTACAGCATCACGGGCCGTGTAGGCGATGCTGTCACATTCAGCGCTGAGATTCGCGGCAATTCGGCACTTGCTAGGAATACGTCCTAATGGCTAAACCACAGCCTATACGGATTCCGAGCGACAATTGCATCGTGACAATCGACGGCGTCGAGTATCGGCCCCACGAGGGCGAGTGGGTCGAGGTTCTCCCAGGTCTCAAGGTAGGGCACCAGAAACTGATAGCCGAAATGAACGCCTTGCGCGCGGAATTCGAGACGCTGGAAGACGATGCTCGTCGGGACGACGAAAGTGGTCTTGCGGCCCGACGCCGCATCAACGAGCTGGCTGCGCAGTACAACGACAAGATGATTGACTTTCTGCGTCAGCGTCTCGTGGCTTGGAACTGGACCGACGAGCTGGGTAGGCCGTTGCCGGCGTTGGACGGCACTGATAAGCCGTTCGAGTTGCTGAGTGCCGAGGAACTCGGCTGGCTCCTGGCGGCTTGTCGTGGCGACGTGGAGACTGAGTCAAAAAATTCCTAGAGTCCCTGGCAGATCACCTGCTAGGGTATCGGATCAGCAAAGACAACTTTAGCGAGGTGCACTATGGTCCGCAGCCGTTCGAGGCATTTATCGCCGAGGTGTGTGAAGCGTTTGGATGCTTGCCATCGGAGGCGATGGGGGAAGACCTCGAGCTGGTACAGCGGATCATATTGTATCGCAATGCGAAACAAGCGCTGGCGCTGGCTAAACAGGGAAAGAGCGGGATGGCTATACTGCAAAAACACCCTGGCCTAATCGACATTCTGCTACGGCTAACCAAGGCGCAGACTGGCAGTGATATGACAGTAGAACAGATGTTCGACTTGATAGAAACCGACGAGGAAGAGAGTGCCGATCGGGACTGAGCGACTACGCTTGATAATTGACGCGCAGGATCGTGCGAGCACAGCGCTGAAGAGCGTTGACCGCTCGGTTGGCGGGTTGCGGCAAAGCATCAACACGCTGATTGGCCTTGCGGGCATCGGTGGTGGCCT